GGGCTCGAAGTCGATGAGCTCCTGCGGCTCAAGCACATCACCGGATTCGCGCGCCTATTCAAGGACGCCGAGTACGGCCAGGCCTGGGAAACGAGGCGGATGATTCAGCTACGGAAGGAGTACGAGGCGCGTGACGGAAACTGAGCCCGACCGCTGCGTATCGCTGACGGCCTACGGGACGCGCTGCAAGAAGCGGGCGAGCGAGGGCTCGGAGTTCTGCGCCCTGCACCGCAAGGCCGACTACTCACTGCTGACCGACGAGGTCGCGGCGCAGATCATCGCCATGCTGCGCGCCGGCAACCACGTGCGCACGGCGGTCAAGGCGGTCGGTATCTCGCGCCCGACCTTCGGCGTCTGGATGCGCCGCGGCGCGCGCGGCGAGCAGCCCTACTCCGACTTCCGCGACCGCGTCGACCAGGCACGGGCCGAGGCCGAAGCGCGACACGTCACGCAGGTCGCGGCCGCGGCCTCGCAGGACTGGCGGGCGGCGACCTGGATGCTCGATCGCCAGTTGGAGGGCTCGCCCGACGAGCGCCCGGACACCGATGAGCTTGCGGCCAGGGTCGAGGCCGAGGCGATCGCCGAAGCGCGCGCGACGCTCGATGCGATCGGCGAGGACCCCGAGCTCTCTGCCGGCGCGATCGGCCGCTACGCCGCCGCGATGGTCGTCTGGAAGCTGCTCGAAGCCGACTGGGAACGGCTCGGCAGGCCGGGCACCGCGCTCGGCGGCGCGACCGGCTTCGGCACCGTCGTCCATCCGCTGATCCCGCAGATCGCCTCGGCCCGGCGCGACGTCTCGCAACTGGGCGCGGCACTCGGGCTTGACCCGAACGGACGGCAGCGCCTCTCCCGCCAGGTCGGTGCCGGGCGACCTCCGGGTGCGGCATCGGCTCCCGACCGGGCAGCACCGCCTAGGCGGCGTCTCAGGGCGGTCTAACCGTGACCACATCGGTCGCCGTCGAACGCTGGGCGGCGTATGCGGAAGCGACCCGCTCCGAGCACTTCGCCTGGTGGGCGGGCGAGCACTGCATCCAGGCGATCGACCAGTTCGCCGGTCTGCCGCTTGAGCTCGAGCCGTGGCAGATCGAAATGATGGGCGAGGCACTGGCCGAGGCCGACGAGGATGAGGCCTACTGGCTGACGGTCGTGCTCGTCATCCCGAAGAAGAACGGTAAGACGAGCCTGCTCGCCGCCTACGGGCTCTACCACCTGCTTGAGGACGAGGGCGCTCCCGAGATTCTGCTCGCGGCGGCGACCGACAAGCAGGCCGGGCGCCTGTTCGACACCGCCGTCCGCTTCGTACGCTCGAACCCCTGGCTCGCCAACCGGCTGGTCGTGCGCGAGCACGAGGGGATGATCGTGAGGGCGGACGGCTTCGGGGCGCTGCATCGCTTCTCGGCCGACGGCGGCGCGGCCTCGGGCTACGGGCCGTCGCTGATCGTGGCCGACGAGCTCAAGGACTGGGTCACGCCGCGGCGGAAGCGAGCCTGGTCGGATATCGCCACCGCCGGCCAGATGGTCCGGCATCAGGTGCACGTGTTCGTGATCTCGACCGCCGGCGAGCCGTCCGAGCGCGTCGACGGAATCCTCGGGCAGCTGATCGACCGCAACGAGCTCGAAGGCGAGGTCGAGCGCGTGCACCGGGCGCTGACGGTCAGCCGCAACCACGGCGGGCGGGTGCTGGTCTACAACTACGACGCTCGCACGCACGACCCGCACGACATCGACGCGATCGAGGCGGCGAACCCGGCCTCCTGGGTCACCCGCGAGAAGCTGATCGCGCTGGCGTCGAACCCGTCGCTGACGCCCGGGCACTTCCTGCAACTGCACGGCGGCGTGTGGGCGAGCTCGGAAGCGGCCTACCTGGAGCTCGAATCGTGGCGCGAGTTGACTGTCGCCGACGAGCTCGCCGCCGGCGACGAGCTCACGCTCGGCTTCCGCGGCGGCGACACCTGCGCGCTAGTCGCCTGCCGGCGAGCCGACCAGGTGCTGTTCGTGCTCGACGTGTGGGAGAACCTGGGCGCGCAGATCGAGCTCGTGGACGCCGAGAACGTGGACGACGCGGTGCAGGCGATCGTGAGCGAGTACGCCGTCACCGCGATCTACGCCTCGGCGACCTCCGAGTGGCAGACGACCGTGCAGGGCTGGCGCAACGAGCTCGGCCGGCGGCGCGTGGTCGACGTCGATGTGGCCCGGCCGTCGCCGAAGACGGCGGCGATCACGCAACGCTTCAAGGCCGACGTGCTCGCCGGGCGCGTGCATCACGACGGCGATGGTCGGCTCGCCCGCCACGCGATGAACGCGCAGGTGGCCCGAGCCCGCAACCTGCCCTACCTGATCGGCGACACGCGCGGCGGACCGATCAGCGCGATCCAGGCGGCGATCCTCGCCTGGGAGGCCCACGTCCTGAGCGAGCCCGGCGCCGATGATTCCGATCGAGAGGAGTTCTCGTTCCTGTGAGCATCCTCCCCGTAGAGCCCTTCCCCCCGCGGCTCGCGCAGCGCACGCCGCTCGACTGGCGCGACCTGCTGATCGGGCGGCTGAACGAGCAGGCGGTGATGACCGCCCTGTACGAGGACTACTACGACGGGCGGCACCCGTTGCAGTTCGCGACCTCGAAGTACCGGGAGGCGTTCGGCGCCCTGTTCGGCGCCTTCGCCGACAACTGGTGCCAGATCGTCGTGGACGCCGCGGTCGAACGCCTGCGCGTGATCGGCTTCCAGGTCGGCGGCGAGGACAGCGAGCAGGCCTGGGCGATCTGGCAGGGCAACGGGCTCGACGTCGAGAGCGTGATCGCTCACACCGAGGCGGGCAAGAGCGGGCGCGCCTTCCTGCTGGTCGACCCGAACGACGGCGAGCCGCGGATCACGGTCGAGCACTCCTCGCAGGTCGTCGTGCTGACCGATCCGGCCGACCGGCGTACGCGCGTCGCCGCGCTCAAACGGTGGCTGGGCGACGACGGCTTCGGCTACGTGACGCTCTACCTGCCCGAGGTCGTGCTCAAGTTCGAGTCGAAGACGACGCTGGTCGAGCACACCGGGATCGCGCCGATCGAGTGGGTCCCGCGCGGACCGGAGCCGGAGGTCGTCAACCCGCTCGGGGTCGTGCCGGTGATCCCGATCGAGAACAAGCCGGGGCTGATCCACGGCGGGCACTCCGACCTCGAGCCGGCGGTGCCGTTGCAGAACGCCGTCAACAAGCTCTGCACCGACCTGATCGTCGCCTCCGAGTACGCCGGCTTCCCGCAGCGCGTGCTGACAGGGGTCGAGATCCCGAAGGACCCGAACACGAACCAGCCGCTCGCGGCGGTCGAGCTCAAGGCGGCGCTCTCGCGGGTCTGGTCGTTCAAGGCACCGGACGCGAAGGTCTGGAACCTGCCGGCCGCCGACCTGTCCAACTTCGTCTCGGCGATCGCACTGTTCACGCAGCACCTGGCGGCGCAGACCCGGACGCCTCCGCACTACCTGCTCGGCCAGGTCGTGAATGCCTCCGGCGATGCGCTGATCGCAGCCGAGGCCGGGCTCGTCTCGAAGTGTCGCTCGAAGATTCTGTTCTTCTCCGACCCGTGGGAGGAAGCCCTCGCGCTGGCGTTGCAGGCAACCGGCGCGACCGTGACCGCGGCCGACTGCGAGGCGGTCTGGTCCAACCCCGAGCGCGTCTCTGAGGCGATGAAGGTCGACGCCGCGGTCAAGAAGAAGACGCTCGGCATCCCCCTGCCGGTGATCTGGCTAGAGCTCGGCTACACGCCCGAGCAGATCGCCGAAATGGAGGCCCTTGAGGCCTCGGCGCAGGAGCAGGAGCTCGAAGCAGCGGCGACGGCCGAGGCAGCGGCCGGGACGGCTCCGCAGACCGCCCCGGGAGCGCCTGAGACGCCGCCTGAGCAGTCCTAACCGAACCACCGACCAGGAGGGCAGGATGGTAGACCCATCGCCCGACGACGTCGCCGACGGCCAGGAGCCCGAGGACGACGAGGGCCAGGAGCCCGCAGGAGACGAGCAGGTTGACGACGACTCGCAGGACGAGCCGAAGACCCGCACGTACTCCGAGGCCTACGTCAAGCAGCTACGCCGCGAGGCCGCGGCGAGCCGCACCCGCCTGACCGAGCTCGAGGAACGGCTCAAGGAGATCGAGGACCGTGACAAGAGCGAGGCCGATCGGGCGAGCGAGCGGCTGGCCGAAGCCGAGACCCGGGCGGCCGAAGCCGAGACGCGACTCCTTCGTCTCGACGTCGCCGCCGAGCACGGGCTCGACGCGCAGGCGGCGGCGTTCCTGACCGGCACGACCCGCGAGGAGATCGAGCTCCGTGCCGAGGAGCTCGTGAAGCTGCTCAAGGACAAGGCTAAGCCGACCGCCGGCTTCGACGGCGGTGCGCGGCAACCGGCGAAGGAGAAGAAGCCGCCCGAGCAGGAGCACAACGAGCTCCTACTGCGGGCGATGGGCCGCAGCCGCGATTCCTGACCCGTCCCTGGGCCTTCCGGCTCAGGGCCACCTGAGAGGAAGGAATGGCGAACCAGATCCCCCTGCGGGAAAGCCCGCTGTCGGCCGGCGGTTATCTGCTGCCGGTCGAGCAGGGCGACATCCTCACGAACGGCATCTTGCAGGAGGCCGGGGCGATCGCCCTCGCGGGCGACGCGCGCGCGACCACTGCGACGAAGACCCAGTTCACGATCTGGCTGGGCACGCCGACGGCCGGGCCGGTCGGTGAGGGCGCAGCGAAGCCCGTCACCGGCGCCGAGTTCGGACAGACGGCGATGAACGTGAAGAAGTTCGCCTCGATCGTCCTGTTCACGGACGAGATGATCGAGGACGTCCAGGCGGGCGACCTGAACGTGCTGGTCGACTCCGGCGTGCGCTCGGCGATCAACGACGTGATCGACGCGCACGCGATCGGGCTCGACTCCGGCGTCTCGATCACGGGCGTATTCGACTCGATGCTCAAGTCGACCACGCAGACCGTCGAGTACGACCAGGCGAAGGCGGACGGGCTGCAGCTCGCGATCTCGAAGGCGATGGGCCTGCTGGAGGCGAACGGCTACGGCAACCAGGGCGAGATGGGCGTGCTGCTCGGCTTCGGCTTCGCGCAGGCGATCCGCGATGCTCGCTCGACGGTCGACCCGGCGATCGAGGTCTACGGCCCGGGCCGCGATCCGCTCTACGGCCTCAACTCGTTCTCGTCCACGAACCTGAACGCGGTCTCAGAGGCTGCGGGCGCGGGCAAGATCCTCGGCTTCGTCGTGCACCGGCCGAACCTGCACGTGCGGGTGCGGAAGGACGTCACGCTCAGCACGTCGAGCGAGGCGACCGTCAACGACGGCGTCGCCGACCGCAAGCTGTTCCAGGAGGACCTGACCGCGATCCGCTACGAGACGCGGCTCGCGTTCATGGTGCACGACATCAACCGCGCGGTCGTGGCGATCGTCAACGCCGCCTGATCCGAACAGGAGGAACCCTCGTGACCGAGGACTACCCCGAGGTCGATCCGACCCTGTCGCGTGACGCGACCTACTCGAGCTATGCCGCCGCGGCCGTGGACACGGAGCAGAACCCGCCTCCCGGCCCGGCCGTCGAACAGACGCTCGGCAAGCCGACCGAGGCGAAGGCGAGCACGAAGGCGAAGGCGAGCTCGGAATGAGCCTGCCCGACTCCCCGCCCACGCTGGTCCAGGCGCCCGCGTGGGCGGGCATCGGGCTCTGTTTCCGGCCACGCTTCGCCCTGCCTTCCTGGCCGGCGGATTGGTGGCAGCGCAACTACGACGACGACCTGCTCGATCCCGATGAGCCCGACCCGCTGCCGCTCAGCTACCGCCAGATGCACGTCCCGGGGCTGACGTGAGCAGCGTGCCCGGACGCCCGAGCATCGAAGACGTCGCCCTGCTCCTGCGTGCCCGCACGAAGGACTCCTACGGCAATGAGGTCGGCACCTTCGATGACGACACGCGCCCGACCGGGGATCAGGTCGAGGAGCAGATCGACGCCGCCCTGGCGCTCGTCTGCACGCGCCTGCCGGCACTGGACGAGCTTGACCCCGACCTGCTGCCGGCGGTCGCAAGCGTGGTCGCCTACCGGGCCGCGCTGCGAGTCGAGAAGTCCTACTTCCCGGAGCAGGTGCGCTCCGACCGCTCGGCCTACGAGCAGCTGTACCAGGAGTACCTGGACGACCTCGGCGCGCTGGTCGATGCCTCTACCGCCGGCGGCGAGGACGGTGTCGCGGCTGCGGGGATCGGGGTGCTCCCGGTCGGTTCCTGGACCTCGATCCCGGGCTCGTTCATCTACCCGCCGAGCCCGGATGAGGACGCCGCCTGATGCCGCCGCGGATCGAGGTCAAGCAGAAGGGCGCCGCCCGCGCGGCACTCGACCTGCGAGCTCTCGGCGTGCGAGCCCGCGACGTGCGCAGCGTCAAGGGACAGGTGCAGCGCGTGTTCATCAAGTCGGAGGAACGGCGCTTCGCCGGCGGCGCGCACTGGCCGCCGCTGGCGGCCGCGACGAAGGAAGCGAAGGCGGCTCAAGGCCTCGACCCGCGCATCCTGCGCGCGACCAACGACCTCTACCACTCACTGACCTCGACCGGCGCAGGCTCGGTCGCCGAGGAGAAGCCGGATGAGCTCATCCTCGGAACCTCGGTCCCCTACGCGCGCTACGCCGACAAGGGCACGAGCAACGAGCCGAAGCGCGACCTGATCGAGCTTCGACCGAGCGAGGTCGAGGAGGCCGCGAAACTGATCGGTGACCACATCACGAAGGGCGCTCGCCGGTGAGCGTCGCCGGGATCTACACGGCCGAGTCGATCTTCGGCCGGATCATCAGCGGCGAGGACGTCGAGCAGTGGTGCCTCGACCTGCTCAAGAAGTGGAGCGGCACCTACCTGGCCGAGGTCGAGCGGCAACACGGGATCGAGCCCGGCCTGATCCCGCGTGTGCGTGCCTGGGTGACGAGCCCGTCCTTCGACAAGTGGCCGGAGGATCAGATCCCGGCCGTCGTGCTGCAATCGGTCGGCACCGGAGAGGCACCGCTCCGCGACGGCGACGGGCGCCACCGCGCGCGCTGGGTGATGCAGTGCGACTCGATCGTCTCGGCCCGCACGCAGGCCGAGTCGCACACGCTCTCGATGCTGTACGCCGCGGCACATCGCGCGGTGCTCCTGCAACGACCGTCGCTCGAAGGACACGCCGCCGGGCTGCGCTGGCTCGGCGACGACTACACGCAACTGCCCTACGACGACATTCGCTCGCTCGCGGCGGCGCAGTTCACCTTCGAGGTCGAGGTCGATGACGTGGTCACGAGCGTGGCCGGGCCGACCACTCCCGGCGATCCGCAGGACCCCGAGACGGACCCGTGGGCTCCCTGGCCCGAGGCAGACACCGTCGTCGTGGCGGTGCAGAAGGAGGAGTAGATGCGACCTGGCGTAGACATCATTTCGAGCGAGCTCCCGCCGCCTCGCTCGGCACCGACCGACACGTCGGTCTGGTTCGTGGTCGGCGAGACCGGGATCGGTCCGGTCGTTCCGACCCTCGTGCGTTCGATGGGCGAGTACGAGTCGACCTACGGCGAGCGGGATGACGGACTCGCTCTGTACGACGCGGCCGATGCCTTCTTCCGCGAGGGCGGGGCGAAGCTGTACGTCTCGGCGATCCCGACCACGCCGAGCGTGGCGCTCGCCGAAAGTGAGGTCGAGCTTGACTCGCTGACCCGGGCCGAGCTCGATGCGATCGCCGAGCAGAACGCACTCGTGCCGGCGGACTACTCCACGAAGGCCGACCTGATCGAGGCGATCGAGGCCTCGAACGGGCAGATCGCAGCACCGCAGGCGGCAACGCCGAGCGACTTCACCGACGCACTCGACAAGTTCACCCGGCAACTCGGCCCGGGCCAGGTCTCGATCCCGGGCCAGAGCGACACCGCCACGAACACGGCGCTGCTCGAACACGCCGAGGCTTGCAACCGGATCGCGCTGCTGGAAACTCCCGACTCCTCCGACCCGGCGCAGCTGATCACCGCGGTCGACCCGCTGCGCGACCTGGCGCAGGCCCGCTACGGCGCGATGTGGGCACCGCACGCGGTCATCCCGGGAGTCGCCGCCGGCACGACCCGGACCGTCCCCTACACGGCGATCGAGGCGGCGCTCATGGCCGAGCTCGACCGCGCCTTCAACCCCAACATCCCCGCCGCCGGCGTCAACGGCCAGTCGAGTTATGCGACCGACCTGACTCAGCGGTACACCGACCAGCAGTACCACGACCTCAACGAGGGCGGCGTCGACATGGCACGGCTGATCTACGAGGGCGTCCGCTCCTACGGCTACCGCACGCTCGTTGATCCGGTCGACCCGACCTGGCTCGACCTCGGCAACGCGCGGCTGAACATGGCGATCGTGGCGCAGGCCGAGGGCATCGCCGAGCGGTTCGTGTTCTCGCAGTTGGACGGCCGCGGTCGCACGATCGCGCAGTTCGGGGCTGAGCTCCGGGCGATGCTGATCCCGTTCTACGAGGCCGACGCGCTCTACGGCGCGACCGCCGACGAGGCCTTCCAGGTGGACGTCGGCAACCAGGTCAACACGCCCGAGACGATCGCCAACGGCGAGCTCCACGCGGTGATCAAGCTGCGCATGAGCCCGTTCGCGGAGTGGGTCGTGATCGAGATCGTGAAGGTCGCGACGACGCAGGCGCTCGCCGCCTGAGAGAAGGAGGTAGGAACCCGTGAGGAAGGACCAGTTCGACGTCAAGGTGTCCGTCGACGGCACCGACCTCGGAACGTTCGACAAGCTCACCGGCGGCGAGATCGACTCCGAGGAAACGACCTACAAGCCCGGCGCGATGGGCGCGCGGATCAGCCTCGGCGGCTCGGTCAACGTCAACGCCCTGACCGTCTCGCGGCTATTCGATATCGACCGCGACGGCGCGATCGTGCACTGGCTGATCGGCCGGGTCGGCAAGGGCGAGGTCGTCTGCTCGAAGCAGATGCTCGACGTGGACGGCAACGCCTCCGGCCGCGGTGTCACCTACCGCGGCAAGCTCAAGCAGGTGATCCACCCGGAGGTCGACTCGGAAAGCTCAGACGCGGCACTGCTTGAGCTCGAAGTCACGCCCGCTGGCACGGTCGTCTGATGGAACGCGACAAGACGCAGGAGCTCCCGGCCGCGGCCGAGGACTCCTGGGAGTCGAACGGGCACGAGCCCGATCGCTCGCGCAGCGTGCTCGACTCGCTGCGTGCTCAGCGCCGTGAGCACGTCGCGAAGCGAACGATCGAGCTCGAGGTTCCGGGTTGGCAGGGACACCTGGCACTGCGACTCGGGCCGGTGCCCGGTCGGCACCTCGACCGGATCGTGGAACGGCAGACGACCTCGAAGTCACCGGAGCGGACGTTCAACACGAACGCCGACCTGCTGATCGCCGCCTGCGTCGAAGTGCTCGGCCGCGAGCAGGCCGATCAGGAGTGGGTCCTGCTCACCGACGAGGAGGGCGAGCCGCTGCGACTCGACCTGCGCCTGGCCGCGGCGATGAAGCTCGAAGCCGATCGAGCCCGGGCCGTCGTGCGTGAGCTCTACGCGAACGCGAATGCTCCCGAAATGGCGGTCAACCAGGCCTGCATCGAATACATCGCCTGGGCGACCTCGGCCAACGAGGAGCTAGACGAGGAGCTACTGGGGGAATCGTAGGCGGCGCCGCGGTGACGGCCGCGGCCGTGCTCGCGATGCACGGCCTCCCGGCGCTGCGATTCCTGAGAACCGAAGACCCCGAGGAGCGGCTGATCTACATGGCTCTCGCCAAACGAGCCACGCAACTGCGCGAGCTCGAACAGCGCAGCCTGGCGGCTCACATCGTCAACGCGCTCGGGAAGGCGATGCGCCGTGGCTGATTACAGCCAGACGGTCGCCGTCCTGCTCAAGCTGGAACAGGTGCGCCAGTTCGTCACGGGCGCAACCGATGCCTCGAAGGCGATCGAAGGCGTCGGCACCGCGACCGAGAAGACGGGCAAGAAGGCCTCGCTCAACTGGAAGTCGATCGCGAAGTGGGGCGGTGCCGCGACCGCCGTCTACGGGGCACAGAAGTTCATCCGCGGCGCGGTCAGCGAGACCGAGACGCTGGGCGCTTCGACGCTCGCCCTCAACCGCTCGACCGGGCTCGGGATTCAGACCTCATCGAAGTGGGCGGCGGTCTTGCAGTCGCGCGGCCAGAACGTGAAGCAGTTTCAGATGGGGCTCGTGAAGTTGAGCCGCGAGATGGAGAAGTCGCGGCAGGGTTACATCAACCAGCAGAAGCAGATGCATCAGCTGCGAGCGGCCTACGCCGCCACCGCCGCGGCCGGCGGCAAGGACGCGCCGAAGCAGTTGGAGAAGCTGCGCGGGCAGATGAACCGGGTGATGACGGCGGGCGAGAAGTCGCGAGCCCTCTGGACACAACTGGGCGTCTCCTTCGACGCCGTGCGCAAGGGGAACATCGAGGTCGTGATGAACCAGGTCGCCGACGCCCTGCACCGGATGAAGAACCCGGCCGAAAAGGCGGCGATCGCGCAGCAGCTGTTCGCTCGCCAGGGCCAGGCGCTCGCGCCGATCTTCTACAAGGGCGCGGCGGCGATCAAGGAGAACCTCGACACCGCCGGCCGCTACGTCAAGTTCGGGCCGAAGAACGCGAAGCAGGTGAAGCAGCTGATCGCGGACGAACGCGAGATGCGGCTCGCCTACATGGGCATGCAGGTCAGCCTCGGGACGGCACTGCTGCCGGTGATGAACCAGGTGAGCCAGGTGATCATCCAGATCACGCGCGCGATCGCTCCGCTGACCCACAACGCGACCGCGCTCAAGGTCGTGATCATCGCCCTGACCGCTGCCTTCATCGCCTACAAGATCGCGATGATCGCGTCGGCGATCGCGACCGGCGTATTCGAGACGGCCGCGCTGCCGATCGTCGGGATCGTGCTCGCGATCGTCGCCGGGCTCGCGCTGCTCGCGATCGGCATCTACCTGGTGATCAAGCACTGGGGCTGGCTCAAGGCGAAGGCGGTCGACGTCTGGACCTGGATCAAGCACAACTGGCCGCTGCTGCTCGGCATCCTGCTCGGCCCGTTCGCGACCGCGACCGTGCTCGTCATCAAGCACTGGGACGCGATCAAGAAGGGCGTCAAGGCGATGGTCGACTTCGTGATCGCGCAGTTCCAGCGCGCGATCGACTTCATCAAGAGCATCCCCTCGAAGATCGGGCACCCGTTCAAGTCGGCGCTACACGGCGTCACCGGGGTCGCCGGTAAGGGCTTCGGCAAGGTGAAGGGACTGTTCGGCGGGCAGTACGGCGGCACGATCACGTCCGCCGGCGCGCTGATGGTCGGCGAGCGCGGCCCGGAGGTCGTGCACCTGCCGGGCGGGGCGAACATCACGCCGCTGACCGGAGCACCGAGCCCGCTCCCGGCCGGGGGCGGCTTCGGTGAGGCCCGGATCACAACCGAAGTCATCCTCGATCGCCGCGTGCTCGCGCAGGCGGTCGGGCACTACACGGCCGACAAGCTCGCGAGGCGCTGACCGTGGCGCCCGCGCCGCCTGTCGGCTTCGTTCGTATCTGGACGAAGGACCCGCCGCTTGAGTTCACCGCCCGGCTCTCCGACGAGCGCCCCAACCTCGACTCCGGCTTCGGCGGCTGGGACGTGGTCGAACGCCCACGGCGCAAGCCGCTCACGTCCTGGAAGTCGGCGCCGGCGGTGCAGCTGACCCTGCCGCTGCTGTTCGACGCCTGGCTGCTGGCCGACCAGGTCGACGCCGGCAAGCAGATCGAGACCGCGATCGCGGTGGTGCAGAAGATGGGCCGTCCGGTCGCCTCGGACGGCGAGCCGCCGCAGGTGAGGCTGACCGTGCGCGGTGACGCGATCCCCTACAACGGGCTCATCTACGTCGTCTCGGCGATCGAGTGGGGCGACGCGCTGATGAACGAGGCAGGCGATCGGGTGCGCCAGTTCTTCACGCTCTCGCTAACCGAGTACGTCGAGGACGTCTACCTGACCGAAAAGTCGGCTGCCAACCGCCGGCGCAACCTCTCGAAGTCGAAGAAGAAGAAGGGCGGCGCGAAGGCGAAGCGGGTGGTCGCGAAGCGATCGAGCAAGGCGCGCAAGAAGACGACCGCGCACGTCGCGCGGCTCGCCGCATCGCCGGCAGACGACTTCGGCCAGGGCGAGGACCTGCTCACGATCGCGGCGCGCGAGCTCGGCGATGCCGACCGCTGGACCGAGATCGCCGAGCTCAACGGCCTCCGTGACCCTCGCGCGATCGCCCCGGGGCAGGTCCTGCGGCTGCCGTGATCGACTGGAACGCGCTCGGCTCGTTCCTCTCCGGTGCGGGCTCGGTACTCGGCGCAGTGTGGGTCGTGCGCCGCGTGCGCCGGGTCGACCTCGAGGAGTGTGAGCGGCGCCTGGACGCATTCAAGGAAGGGCTCAAGCTCGGGAAGGAGGAGTAGATGAGCAAGGCGATCGTGGCCGGGCTGACCGGCTCGCTGCTGCTGGCCGGTTCCTCCGGCTTCCTTGCCTCGCAGGCTCTGAGCAGCGCGCCCGAGGCGACCCGCACGGTCACGATCGACGTCAGCACCGGGCCGACCGGCCCGCAGGGACCCGCCGGCCCGAAAGGCGAGCCGGGTGCTCCCGGCCCGAAAGGCGATCCGGGCACTCCCGGCCCGAAGGGCGAGCGCGGCCCGACTGGACCCGGCGGTGAGGCATCGTGCCCGGCCGGGTTCGAGTTCGGTGATCTCGTGATCAAGCACGGGCACGGACAGGTGACCGTGTTCACCTGCCTGCGGGTGCCGTGAGCGCGCTTCCGCTGGCGAGCTCCCCGCCCTCGCACGAGATCGACCTCGACCTGACGGCGGTCGTGCTCGACGTCGTGAACAAGAAGCTGCGCGGGCTCGACACGAGGATCGAGGGCTCGATCGTAGACGGCTCGCTGGAACGGACGATCGACGGCGCCTCGACTCTTGACCTGACCGTGCACGACCCGAAGCGCGCGCTCTTGCAGAGCGGCATGTTCGGCTACGCGATCCAGGTCCGCCTCGACCGGCTCTACTGGCGACTGGTCAAGGTCGGCAAGCAGGGCGATGAGCTCAACCTGACCTTCGAGGATCGCGAGGTCTACCTGCTCCGGCAACACACCCGCCCGCGGCACACGAAGCGCGGCAAGGTGACGCGCGCGCAGTTCGCGCTCTCGCTCGTGCGCGAGGTCAAGCCGCCGATCCCGTTCATCTGCCCCGAGCTGAGGACGCGACAGCCGATCGCGGGCGAGTCCGACCGGCGCAAGCTGCGCAAGGCGCTGCCCTACCAGTTCCGCCGCGGCGGCACCGACGGCTCGCGCGAGGACACCTGGACCTGCCTGCAACGACTGGCGAGCGAGGTCAACTGGCGCTGCTTCTGCACCGCCGGCCAGGTCTGGTTCATCAGCGAGGACCGGCTGTTGCAGGCGGCGCGCAAGACGCTGATCAGCGAGACGACGCTCGGGGTCACGAACATCGACTTCGAGATCGACAGCGGCAAGGTCCGTGACGAGGCGACGGTCACCTGCCATGCGCGCCGCTGGGCAACCCCGCCGGGCTCGCTGGTCGAGCTCAGCGGCTGCGGCCCGGGCAACGGACTCTGGCTGGTGAGTGACATTCGCCGCGGGCTGTTCGACGCCGAGGCGACGATCACGCTCAAGCGGCCGACGCACAAGCTCGCCGAGCCCGCGCCCGAGACCGAGGCGATCCCGGCTGCGAGCGGCCGGCACAAGAACCTGACCACGAAGGCAGCGGCGTCGATCGTCGGCAACACGGTCGCGAAGGCCTATGCCGCCGCGCAGCGGATCGACTCGAAGCACCTTCCTTACGTCTGGGGCGGCGGGCACGCACGCGCAGGAGTCCCCTCTGGCTCCCCGCCCGGGTACGACTGCTCGGGCTCAACCGTCGCCGTGCTCGCCGCCGCCGGTCTCGGCTTCCGGCCGGGAGGCCCGACCGCGACCTCGGGAACGATCGCCCGTTCCTGGGGAGCGCCCGGCTACGGCACCTACATGACCGTGTTCGCGAACGACGTCCACGTCTTCATCGTCTTCCACACGACGAAGGGCGACCAGCACTTCGGCACCGGCCGCTGGGGCAAGTCCTGGGGCGGCGCGGGCTTCAACCCGCAGATGCACCCGACCTCCGGCTTCCAGCCGCGCCACTGGCCGGGCACCTGAGAGGAGTCACGACTTGCAGATCACGACCAACATCCAGCTCGAGGTCGATGAGACGCTGGGGCACACCCCCGAGGAGGCGGCGAGCGCGATCCTGACCGCTCTCGGTGGCGACCCCGGTAGTGACTACTCGGTCGTCTACGTCCAAATGTCGGCCGCGCCCGGCACGGCCGGCACTCCCCCGGAGCCTCCGTCGCCAGATGCCTGAGCTCGCCGATCTGCTCACCGCCGACCAGCCGCTGACGCGCAACGTCGTCGCCGGAACGATCGCTGCTCCCGCGCCGACGAGCCCGAGCGATCCGCTCTACGTCACGATCCTGACCTTCGACGGTCAGCGGCAGTTGTGGGGACCGTGCCCGTGGTCGCCGTCGACGGCGCTACCGGGAGTCGATGACGAGTGCCTGGTGATCTTCGATGAGCGCGAGACGCCCTGGGTGCTCGTGCTCGCGCCGGTGACCGGCACGGGCGAGCCCGGACCGCCCGGCCCGGAGGGACCTCCGGGTCCGCCGGGCGGCTCTACGAGCGTGGCGGAATTCATGTTCGACACGCACACGACCGAGCCGCCGTCAGGGAGCGAAGTACGGCTGAACAACGCCACGCAGAGCTCCGCGACGAAGATGTGGGTCAAGTACACGACCGTCGACGGCTCCGATGTGACGACCGCCCTGCTGCTGGTCGACTCGTCGGCCAGGGTCTACCTCCAGGACAAGGACGACGCGAGCCGCTGGCAGGAGTACCAGGTCACCGGCAACGCGATCGACAAGGGCGGCTACGCCGAGCTCCCGGTCAGCTGGCTCGCCGGCGGCGCGCCGCTTCCCGCACAACGCTGTCTGCTCGGGATCATCCGGCAAGGTGTCCCCGGCCCGGCTGGACCCGCCGGCCCGGCCGGGCCGCAGGGTCCGAAGGGCGACACCGGCGCGACCGGCGCGCAGGGTCCGCAGGGCGACCCCGGACCGGCCGTCACTCCCGGGGCGAACGGGCAGTTCTACCGCACGGCCGGCGGCGCCGCGGTCTGGCAAACCGGAGTCGAGGGACGCGATGTGCAGTGGCACACGGGCTCGGCTCCACCCGCCTCACCGCAGGCCGGTGACCTCTGGCTATTGCCGGTGACGAACGCCTACTGGCTGTTCTGCTACGACCCGAGCGAGCCGAGCTTCAAGTGGAAGTTCATCGGCGGCGGGCCGCTGCGCGGCGGCGTGGCGACCGACGAGACGTTCACGCAGAGCGCGAGCTACGTCAACGCTGCCACTGTGGCGGCGGTCACCTTGCCGCGATCGGGCGACTACTTCGCGCAGCACGTCTGCGACTTCTACATCTCCGGCCAGACCGCGGCCGGGACGATGCAGGCGAAGCTGACGATCTCGAACGGCTCGCTGGAGATCAACGACTCCACGATCGCGCAGGCGATGACTCAGACCGGGTTCGCCGTAACCGCGAAGGGCCAGGGCGTGAACACCGGCACGGTCGCAGGCGGGACGCTTACGCAGCAGTACCAGGCGGTCGGGCTAGGCGGCACCGCCCACGTCCGCTGGCGCCAGATCAGCGTCTGGCCGATTCGAGTCGCATGACCGACCTGCCGCATTTCGACCTCCCCTTCCGCTTCGGCGGGCCGCAGGCGGCGGTCGTGGAGCAGGACTCGGTCGAGGAGATCGCCGAGTGCTGTCTGGCGATCCTGCTCTGCCCGCTCGGCTACCGCGTCGAGCTCCCTGAGTTCGGGATCGAGGACCCGGCCTTCTCGTCGCCGGCGGTAGACGTGGGCGCGATCCGGCGAGCGGTCGAGACCTGGGAGCCGCGTGCCGAGCTCCTGCTGAGCGAGTACCCCGATGCCCTGGACGAGTTGATCGCTCACGTCCAGGTGCAGGTGACGGTCCGAACCGAGGAGTGAGCCCGTGACCTACATCCCCGTCCCGATCGACACCGATCCGACCGACCTCGCCGACGAGGCCTTCACCTACCTGGAGGAGCAGGTCGACGGCTGGCTCCCCTCGCCGGGGAACCTTGAGGCCTGGCTGATCGAGTCCCTGGCGCAGATCGCCGGAGAGCTTCGCGAGCTCGCCGCGCTCGTGCCCGACTCGATCTTCGAGTTCTACGGCTCATCCATCCTCGGCCTGCCGCCCTACGAGGCGACGCAGGCGACGGGCACGACCACCTGGACGGCGATCGACGCCGCCGGCTACACCGTCTACGCCGGGATGCTGGTCGGGGTCGCTCCCCCGAGCTCGACCGACACGTTCGCATTCGAGGTCGTGAGCGACTTCACGATCCCGCCCGGCGAGACGGTCGCCGCGGGGATCACGATCCGGGCGATCGAGGCCGGGGCGGCGGCGAGCAACCTGACCGGCGAAGTCGAAATGCTCGACCCGCTCGACTTCATCGACACGGTCGTGCTCGACGGGCCGACCAGCGGCGGCGTCGACGCCGAGACGACCGATGCCTACCTCGATCGCCTCAGCGACCTGCTCACGCTGCTGACGCCGCGGCCGATCCTGCCGCAGGACTTCGCGACGCTCGCGCAGCGGTCGATCGAGGGCGTCGCGCGCGCGACCGCGATCGACCTCTACGATCCCGGCCCGCCGGTCGATGCCAACGCGCCGCGCTGCGTGACCGTCGCAGTCGTGGACGCGAACGGGAACCCGTGCTCGACCGAGGTCAAGCAGGAGGTCGATGACCTCCTGCAGTCGATGCGCGAGGTCAATTTCCTCGTGTTCGTGGTCGACCCGACCTACACGACGATCGACGTCACCGTCGACGTGGTCGCCTATCCCGGCTACCAGGCCGACGAAGTGACCAGCCGGATCGAGGCGGCGCTGAGCGACTACCTCAACCCGGCCACCTGGGGCGTGCCGCCCTACGGCGACACGAGCGGGCGCTCCTGGATCAACACGCCGACCGTACGCTGGCTCGAAGTCTCGCAGGCGGTCAACGAGGTCGAGGGCGTGCACTACATCTCCTCGTTGGAGATCCGCGCGGCCGGAGGCTCCTTCGGCACGAGCGACGTCGTCATGCCCGGGGTCGCGCCGTTGCCCGAGGCGGGCACTTTCACGGTCACTGCCGAGGAGGAGTCGTGAGGGCAGGGCTCACCCTTCCGATCGAAGCGGGCGAGCGCGACCTCGGCGATGAGCCGCCGGCCGAGCTCGACCCCGAGTCGTTCGCCGATCGGCTCTACGTCTCGCTCGCGCCGCTCGCTCGACTCGACTCGGTCAACGGCTGGGCGCTGCTGATCCTCTGCAACGCGATCGGGACGATGTACCAGGAGCTCGACCAGATCGAGCGCGACTCGCCCGACGGGCCAGGCTGGTCATCGCTGCTCGACCTCAACCGCTGCCCCGACGAAGCCCTGCCCTGGCTCGCGCAGTTCGTCGGCGTGCGCCTGCTCCCTGACTCAACGCCGGCCGCGCAACGCGCTCGCATCCTCGCCACCGACGGCTGGAAGCGAGGCACGCCGGCCGCGCTTGCAGCCGCGGCCGCGGCGACCCTGACCGGCTCGCAGACCGTCACCCTGCGCGAGCGCGATGCCGGCGATCCCTACGCGCTGCGAGTGCAGACGCTGACGGCCGAGACGCCCGACCCGAGCGCGACCGTGAACGCGATCCTGTCGCAGAAGCCCGCCGGCCTGACGCTCACCTTCCAGACTCTCGTGGGGCAGGACTACCTCTCGCTCGAGGCCGACCACGCGAGCTATGCCGCCCTCGCGAGCGACTACCAGACCTACAACGGCGCGCTGACCGACCAGCCCGGCCACTAGCAGCCGACCAGCGATCGAGAGGAGGACGCCCCGGATGGGCGCGACCACGCCTACCTTCCTACTGCCCTACCCGGCCGAGACTGACCCGGCCGATGTTCCGGTCGACGTGAAGAAGCTCGCCGACCGGCTTGAGGTCGTGCTCGCGCAATTGCAGGCGGCGACGCCGGCACAACCGCTGCCCGGCGATCTCAAGTGGGTCGGCTACGCGGTCGCCGCGGGCTCGGAGGACACGCAGTGCCCCGGCTGGCTCCTGTGCGACGGCCGGGCCGTCTCACGCACGACCTATGCCGCCCTCTACGCGAAGATCGGGACCCAGCACGGCGCAGGCGACGGCTCGACCACCTTCAACCTGCCCGACTCGCGCGGGCGCTCACCGATGGGCGCGGGCGCCGGTCCCGGCCTGAGCGCACGCACGCTGGGCGCGAAGGTCGGCGAAGAGTCGCACGTGATCAGCGTCGGCGAGATGCCGAAGCATCAACACGGCGGCAAGACGAGCGCGGGCACGCTGGCCGCGCACTCGACCAACGCCGGCACGACCGGCAGCGGCAACGCCAACCATTCGCATACGTCGACCGCGAACGTCGGCTTCCTGATGGACGCGCGCGGCGGCGCATCCTACGGCTCCGCACCCGACCCAGCGGCCTACCCGAATCGGATCAACATGGCCGCCAACTGGACCGACCAGCCGAACGGCGCCGCTCATCAGCATGCCGTGCCCGCGCTGGTCGTCCCCGCGCAGCCGATCCCCGCGCTTGACATCTCCCTCGACGGCGGCGACGGCGCGCACAACAACGTGCAGCCGTGTTTCGTCGCGAATTGCCTGATCAAGGCTTGATTCGAGCGAAATCGAGGCGCTGAGCGGCCGCCTCCCGCGTCGCGACGACCTGCCGCGACTACTGACCCTCACCTTCAACCGGGCTCGCTAGACGGGCTCTCAGGAGGTCGCGAATGAGCTCACACGAGGCGATCCACCCGCCCGAGGTCGGCGACCGATTCTCAGCGATCCGCGAGCCGCCGCACTGGGACCCCGAGATCCTTGAGGCGTTTTGGGAATTGCTCGATGCGCGCGCGCGGCTGCGCGGCGTGCCGCGGATCTGGACTCCCGAGCCCGTCCAGCTCGACGTCGAACCGCTGGCCGCGACGCCGTTGCAGTGGGTGATCGGACCCGGCCCGCGCCCGCACAACAACTCGCGCTTGACGCGCACCCTCTACGCGCCCGACAACCCGAAGCAGGGTCCGCAGTCGGACGGCAAGGACGTCAAGGCGATCAAGCGGATGGTCAGCCGCTCGGGCTTCTGGAAGTGGCAGGAGTTTTCGACCGACTACACCGATGCCTTCGCCCACGGCGCGACCGGCCCGACCGGGAGCGGCCCGGGCGTCGACGGCTTGCGCGATGCGCTCGGGACCGGCGACGGCTCGGGCACCTTCAACGAGCGCAGCTACCACGCACTCCTGTACGGCAAGGTGCCGGAGGGCTCGCCGCACGCCGGCGAGTGGATCTGCGACGCGACCAGTGAGAACCTGCTTGAGGACTACCAGCAGGCCTGGGACGAGGACCACAAGCCACCGCCACCGCCGAAGCCGGTCGTCCCGGCGGGCGACACGGCCGACCAGAAGAAGCAGAAGATCAGGAACGCGATGAGCGACTACTGCCGGCGCTCGATCGCGAGCGAGCCGCAGATTCACTACCAGCAGTACCGCCCGATGCGGGCGCTCGGGAAGGCACCCGAGCCGGGCTTCACCGCCGACTGCTCAGAGCACGCCACCTGCGTCTACTACTGGGCGCGCAAGCAGACCGGGATCGCCGTCCCCGATCCGAACGACTCGGGCTACAACGGCTACGGCTACACGGGCACGCTGATCGACAACCCGCGCTGCTCGCCCAACTACCTGGTCGGCGACCTCGCGATCTACGGCAACTCGCCGAGCGACACCGAGCACGTCGTCACCTGCTACCAGGGCGGCGATGCCGACTCCTCGCGCTGGTGCTCGCACGGCTCGGAAGCTGCGCCCTACTCGGTCGAGCTCTACTACCGCACCGACCTGGTCGCGGTCGTCCGTCCGCCGCTTCTGCCATAGTCGTCGGCAGGCACTTAGCCGGTGTTCACGAAGGGCCGCGAAAGCGGCCCTTCGGCATTTCTCGGAGAGGCGTACCCTGGACGGGGGCGCGCTGCCCCGCCGTGCCGCCGGCGCCACGGCGCGCCCCCGTCGCCCTCCCCTCTTTAGACCGCGCCCCGTTGACTCGGATCACCCGTTGGAGGGAACGTTACGAAGTGGTACGCTCGCCCGGCCGTCGTGGGGAGCGCGGCAGGGAGCGCGAAGGGCAGTCTGCGGCCGGAGCGAAAGGCTGTCGAAGGTGGGGGAAGCGGTGAAGACTGGCGATCGCAAGGAGGCTGACCTTGCGCGCCTGGTTTCGAGCTCACCGGGCTCCCTCTGGCTGATCGACCGTGAGCATCGGACGGTCGCGATCAGCCCGGCCGCGGCACACCTGATCGAGTACGAGCCGCACGAGTTGATCGGGCTCTCGATCGACCCGCTGCACCCCGAGCGCGAGCGCGCGACGATCCTGCATGCGCGCAGCGTGGTCGCGATCGAGGGCAAGCTCGAAGGCACGACGCTGCTGCTGACGAAGGCCGGCAGTGAGCGTGAGCTCACCTACCGCTCGGTCGTCGTACGACTGAACGGCGAGCCCTACGTGCTCGGGACGGTGGCGTCGACGGCCAGGTCGGACGGCACGACGATGCCGACGCTCGCGGTCGGCGCCGATCTGCAAGCCGACCTGCGCGCGCGGGGTGAGCGCAACCGGATGCACCTGGCCGAGACCGTCATGCACTTGCAGAGCGATCGCGAGATCGTGCACAGGGCGACCCGGGCGGCGCGGCGTGCGAGCCGGGCGATCGAGTCGGCACTGCGTTTCCTGAGCGTCACCTGATACTCGCCGGGTGAGCCTAGCCTCCGGGCTAGTGGGGCTAGCGATCGAGGCTAGGCTCACCGAGCGAGCCCTCATCCACGGTCGGCGATCCGCTTGCGTCGCTTCTTGCCGTCGGCCGCGTTCGGCCCGAGCCCCTCGGCCTTGAAGCGATCCTCCAACGACTCGAACCAGTCGGCCAGGCTCGAGACGTCGGCACGCAGCCCGAGCACTTCTCCGCGCAGGACTTCGAGTTCGCGGTCGGTAATCACCCCGCTCTGGCGAATCGCGAGCTCAAGTCCTTCGAGCTTCGCCAGGACCTCGCCAAACTCCCCGAGCCGGTACTCGCCCGTGAGCAGCCAGTGCGGGTCGACGTCGAGCTCAAGGCAGAGCGCCGGCAGGGCGGTGCGCGGGCGACGTATCCCGGACTCATACCGCTCGATCGAGCGAACGGCGATCCCGGTGCGGCGGGCGAGCTCCTTGACGGTCAGGCCGCGCGCGATCCGAATCGAGCGCAGCCGCTCCGCGAATGCGGCATGCGGTGCCCCCTCCTCAGAAATCTTTTTGCGTGTCACGAGCGCCCTCCCCCGGTCGCTGACGAGCTCAGGGCGGCAGAGGGATTCAAGCACAAACCCGACCGTTTGACCCCTTCGGGTCACGCTTCGGGTGGGTATCCGGGCACTTTACAGGCGGGTTTCGGTCGTGCTAAGACACCGTCCTCGTGGCACGTCGGACGCCACTCAGCGACCGCCTTCGAGACGCCCGGATCGAGCGCCGCAAGAAGCAGCATCAGCTCGCGTCCCTGATCGGCGTCGCGACCAGGTCAATCGAGCACTACGAGTCTGGCAACGTCGTCCCGAGCGACGAGATGCTGGTCCGGCTCGCCGGCGTACTCGACGTTCCCTACCAGGAGCTCCACGAGCTCGCCGAGGACGTGCGCTGGACGCGAAAGGCGAGGCGTCGACGTCGCCCTCCTCGATCGAAGGCGAGCACGGCGTGAACGACGTCCGCTGGAAGCGACTCGTCCGACTCCTGGCCGCCTGCGACGGCGACGATGCTCAGGCCCGTGCCGTCGAGAGGATGCTCGACGCGAGGGTGAAGCGATGAGCCTGTTCACGATCGTGACCCTGCTCGTCGCGGTGTGGGCGCTGCTGATGCTGATCGGCTTCCTGATCCTGCAAGCCGCCGACGACCCGCGCGATCACCCGGCCTACCACGAACCGCTCTGCGGGCACGAGGCCTGGACGCCGGGCTGCCCGATCTGCGAGGCCGAGGCCGACTACGTCGACACGCTGCTGCGCGAGTCGGAGAGACCTGACCTGCGGCGCGTGAAGTGATCGTTCGCTGCTACCTCGTGCTCAAGAAGGCCTCGAACGGCAACGTCACGGCACGTCGTGTCGCGCGCCACCGGCCGAGGCTCGACTACGACGAGGCGGTGATCCGCCTGCGGCTCGACTTGCCCGACGATGCTTTCGAGGCTCCCCTGATCACGGTCCAGGTGATGCAGCGTGAGGTCGCGGTCGCGGTCGAGGCCGAGGACCCGTTGGTCGAGGAGGGAGCGCCGGCGTGAGGTCACGAGGGCAGATCGACCCCGGGCTCGCACTGGCGATCGCCGGACAGGTCTCGATCGGACTCACCCCGGGCGACAAGCGCGCCGAGCGCGCGCACATGGCGCTGGTCGTGATCGGCCTGATGGTGAAGCAGGCGAGCCCCGGCGACGAGATCGTGGCCGACGTGCTCACGCTGGCCGAGCGCACCCGGATCGAGGCGAGCGGTGAGGGCTACACGATCCGCGTGCCCGACGAACGCGCCGGAGGCTCGCAGTGAAGACCTCGAAGAAGCGACGCCTGAGCGCGGCCGGTAAGGAGCTACAGGCCGTGCTCGACCACGAGGCGGCGCTACGGCTCGAACAGCGGCTTCGGCGTGACCGTGATCCGGCCCGGCCCGCGGCCGGGCGCGACGCTCGCCCGCTCGATCGTGGCGGCGATGACACCGCGCCGCCCGTCGAAGGTGAGCTCGTTCCAGTCGTCCAGGGTCGTAGCCGTCGCGTCGGCCGACGTCAGGGTTAGGAGCCGTTCGTGCTCGGCGACCTTCGCGTCCCGTTCGGCTTGAAGTCCATCGAGGACCTCGCGGGTCACGTCCTCGTGCCCGAGCCCGGCCAGTTTGCGGACGGCGAGCTTGAGCCGGTCGTTGGCATCGACGGCCGAGACGCGGGCTCGCTCGAGCTCGGCGTCGGACGAGGCTCGCCCGGTGAAGCCCGCCGAGAACGCGATCGCCTTGTCACGCAGGAAGTCCTCGGCGGCGTCGGCAGCGATGATCGCCTGCCGCTCGCAGAGCTTGTCGCCGCAGATGTAGTAGAAGTAGCGCCGCCCGTGCGAGCTCGTCGTGTGCACGGTCATCCGTGCCCCGCAGGTTTCGCAGGTGAGGACACCGAGCCGGGCGAGCAGGCGATCGGACTTCGCGTAGCGCCCGCGCGGGGCTCGCATGGCGGCGAGCCGGCGGAAGGTGACGTGGTCGAGCAACGGTTCCTCGATCGCGTGCAGGTTCGGCGTGAAGCCGCCGAAGTGAATCTCGCCGACCAGGAGCTTCGAGGCGAACCAGCCCTGGACCGTTCCCGGCCCGATCGTGTTCCCGACCTCGGTCACGATGCCGTGCTCGTTGAACCAGCGGGCGAGCGTCGTGTAGGAGGCCGGCGGGCTCGCGAGCCTCATCGCGACCGCCTCGCGCAGGAGCGGGGCGTTGACCGGGTGCGGTTCGAGCCTGCCGTCTGCGCGGCGCTGGTAGAAGGGCGTGATGCGCGGGAAGGGCGGGATGCCCTTGTCGATGTTGCGCTGTTTGGTCACGGCGGTCTTCTCCCCTGCTTGTTCGGCGATCAGCTCGGCAGCGGCGGCGAGCACCGTGCCCGTGAACTTCGACACCGGCGTCGCGTTCGACGTCACGCCGAAGTCCATCGTCATCACCGTCCCGCCCTTGCCCTCGACGCGGACGAGCACGTCGGCCCGGGTCTGGACGGAGCGGACGAAGCGGTCGAAGTAGGCGGTGAGGACCATCTGCGACCGGCCCGCCTCGACGTCCTCGACCGCGTGCTTGAGCCCCTTCCGCTTGTCGAGAGGCTTGCGCCCGGACGTGTCGGGCTCCTCGTAGATCGCGCCGACCTGGATGGGCGGGTTCTGCCGGCCGCACCACTCGCGCATCGCCGCGACCTGATCCTCGACGCTCATCGAGCCGTCGTCGGTGCGCGACTGACGCGCGACCAGCGAGGCGGTGATCGTGTCGAGCGCGGTCAGCGTGGTCGACACCTAGCTCACCGCCTCGTGGTCGGTGCCGTCCTGCTCCTGGCAGGTCGGGCACCACTCGCGGGGCACCGGCGCGAAGTCGGTAGCGATCCGGCGGGTCTCGTGGGAGCAGACGCCCCCGTGGTCAACGCAGACGGTGAACCAGCCGTTCGGGTCACCGGCGTCGAACGAGCCGTCGCGGTTGTCGATCACCTGGACGGTCGTGCCGGTCTGCCGGCTCACCGTCTCGTACGCAACTCTGCTCATCGTGCTCCTTTCGCGGGTTCGTTTGGTAATACAAGAGTAGCGACCTCTCGATCACCCGGTATACCCAAAATGGGGGATATCGGGTGGTGCGCCACTCGGCAGCGTAGAGCTCTACCACATCGGCAGGGAGCCCGGCCCGACCGACCTTCGGCAGTAGCGGGACTGGGCGATACGTGTGCCCGCTACCTCCCTGCCCCGTTCTTCATCGAGCGCGTCGACCTGAGCCGCGGTAACGCCGCGGCCGTCGGCGCGCTCGAACGCTGGAAGGCACTTCAACGAGTGGGCTGGGACGTGACCGCGCTCGTCCACGTCGACGGCTCGCACCTGATCGGGCTCGGGCATCGCGGCCCGCGCCCGTTCACCGGGAGGCGCGCGTAAGTGCCCCGGCGCTGGAAGCGAGGCGTCGGTCCGGGGACGAGGGGTCGTCATCGGAAGCGCAGGTCGCGCGAAACGCGCAGGTGGGAGCGCCTATTCGACCCGCGCAAGGGAGGTACGCCCGTGAACGAGGACGCTCGCAAGGCCGTCGCTGCCGGCACCGCTGCCGCCGTGCTCGCGCTGCCCGTGTTCGCCGCCACGACCGAGGCCGACTCAGACGTGTCGCCCCTGGGCGACACCGGCACGACGACCGAGACGACACCGCCCGATCCGCAGGTGGCCCAACTGGAGGCCGAGCTCGAGCTCGCGCGCGCCCGCGAGAAGCGGATGAGGAAGCGCGCCTACCGGCTGCGGCTGGAACGAAACCGGCTGCGGCGTCGCTGGACACCGACAGTCGAGTACGCGCTCCGGCTCGCGTCGGCCGTGACGGGAGTGCCCTACGGCGAGATGAAGGTCGTAGCTCGTTGCGAGTCGACGTTGAGCCCGGGCGCGGTGAACGGCCGCTATCGCGGGTTGTTCCAGCTCGGCTGGTCGCCGTTCGGCTTCTCGCCCTTCGATCCGGTCGCGAACGCGATCAGCGCCGGCATGACGGTCGCGCACGACGGCGGCTGGCGGCAGTGGCAGTGCAAGCCGTGAGCAGCAGGACGCGTGAAGCCGAGAAGTTCGCTGCTGAGATAGAGGCGGCAGGTCTGATCGTTCGCCGGAAGGGTGACAAGTTCGTCGTCGCGTCACCGACCGGACAACTGCTCGGCTCGTTCGGGACGATCCTCGATCGAGGGCGTACGAGAGCGAATGTGGTCGCGCAGATCAAGCGAGCGACCGGGATCGTGATCGAGGACGCCAGGACCGGCTCCCGCAGGCACTCGACCAGGAAGGGCAAGCCCTACAAGAATCACGGAGGCACGTCGTGACCGAGGTCACGCCGGTCCCCGAGGGCTTCCGTGAGGAGTGGGTCCCGAGCTCGGGCTGGAAGCTCGTGGACGAGGTCGAGGGAGATCGCTACCGCTGCCGCTGGGGAGGCGGCGGCGGTAGCCGGGCCTGCGGTCGGCCGTCGGTAGCAGCACTGAACCGTGGGCGGCATACGTGGATGGGGCGCGTCGACCAGTGGTGGCACTACTGCGCTGAGCACCTGTACGGCCGGCGGATCGAGAACGGGGTCGTGCTGCACCGGCGACTCGTGGAGGACGAGCGTTGAGCGACCCGGTCGTGACGATCGAGCCGTGGGATGAGCTTCGCGCCGCCTACGTGGGCTTCGCCCGACAGGTGAATGCAGTCCGTCGAGGTCTACGGCCGCGGCATCAGGGCGCGTCGCTGTGGGGCGGGCACATCGAGGGCGCGCTCGCCGAGCTCGCCTTCTGCAAGCTCACGGGGATCAGGTGGACGTCCGAGCATGCGCTCGGCCTCCCTCCCTACCCTCCCGACTGCGGCGAGCGCACCGAGATTCGCTGGGTGCAGCCGGGTCGCGTCCACTACCTCTACTTCGATCCTCGCCGCGACAACGACGAGCGCGTCTACGTGCTCGTCACCGGCTGGTCGCCGACCTACACCGTGCTCGGCTCGATCCGCGGGGTGAATGCCCGCCGCCAGGAATGGCTGTTCCGCTACCCCGAGCGCGTCGTCTATCGGGTCCCGGCAAGTGCGCTGCGGCGACTGGAGGCCTGATGCAGCGCGTCCTCGAGGAGGCCGTGATCGCCGTTCGCCTGCGCGACTCATCGAGCGCCTGGTTCGAGCACCTGGACGAGACAGTCACGCTGGTCGTGCACCGGCGCATTCCGGGCTCGGAGGGCGGCTGGGCTCACTTGCAGTTTCACGCCGAAACGGAGGTCGCCGCCGAGGCCGCCTACGACCACTACTGCCGGCAGAGCTACGAGCGCGCACGCCGGCAGGCACAACGACGGCTGCGCTGGGGTCCGACGTGATCCCGATGAGCGAGCGCCAGTTGCAGGAGGCCGTGCTTGAGCTCGCGGGCGCGCTCGGCTACCGCGCCTACCACACCTACGACTCGCGGCGATCGCAGCCGGGCTTCCCCGACCTCGTGCTCGTGCGCCCGCCCGACCGGATCGTGTTCGCCGAGCTCAAGGGCGAGCGCGGGCGAATCAGCCGCGAGCAGGCGTCCTGGCTGAGCGACCTGCATCTGGTCGAGCTCTCGATCAATGCCCGCTGCGCCGAGGAGCCGTTCCGCGTCCAGGTCTGGAAGCCCGAGCAGTGGCGCGACGGCTCGATCGTGAGGAAGCTGCGGTGAAGCCGGGCGAGCGGATCGTGATGCGCGACGGGCGCCGCGGGCGGGTCGTGCGGCGCAAGTGGATGCGCTCGCGCTTCGTGCTCGTGATCGAGCTCGAAGGCGGCGGGATCATCAACTACGACCCGCAGTGGCTACGCGAGCGCGAGCGGGTGCGCACGTGAGCTGGGTGCCGGGCCAGAGGCAGTGCATGCTCTGCGGCCGCGTCGGCACGCGCCGCTTCCTGCCGATCGCCGGCGGCTCGTCCTGGCAGTGCTCGGTGCAGCGAGCCTGCGAGCTCCGGCGACGGCGCTTCCTGGCGCCGCTGCTGCGCGCCGGCAGGAAGGCCTCATGAGGTTGCAGACGCACGTGATCGCCGTGCGCCGCTACGACGGCACGGCGGTGGTCGTCGGCCTGGCGAAGGGACCGGTGACGCTGCACGAGGACGAGTTCCTGATCGAGATCGAGGTCGAGCTCGCGGCCGACCTTCTGACGGTCCTGGCCGAGCTCCCGCGCGAGCGTCGCCGGATCAGGCTGGCGGGCTCGCTGGGACCGGAGGCGATGTGATCCGGGTCGGCGACCGCGTGCGCACGCCCGAGGGCTGGACCGGGACGGTGCGCAGCCTGCGCCGGCAGGTCGAGCCGCACGGCGGCTGGCGAGTCGATGCCGGGCTCGGGCCGAAGCGGGCTCGCCCGGGTGAGCTCGAAGCCGCGGCCGAGCAGGCGCGGCTCTACGCCTGCGTCGACTTCGGGCCGGGCCGCTTCCGCAACTACAACGCTGACGTGCTGAGCGTGCTCGGATGACCCTCTACTTCGAGCACGTCCCGACGAAGCGCGTCGTCCCGATCGAGACGCGAGCGGGCCTGCGCCACTGCCTCGCCTCGCCCTACTGGAAGGAGGTACGCCGCGATGCCGTGGGTTCGCATTGACGAGGAGATGACCGAGCACCCGAAGGTCGCGTCCGCCGGCCCGGTCGCGCTCGCCCATCACATCGCCGGTCTCTGCTACTGCAACCGCAACCTGACCGACGGATTCATCCCCGAGCGCGTTGCCCGGCATCTGCTCGACTGGTCCGGGGTCGGCGTGTTCGGCGTGCCAACGAACGGCGAGAAGCCGCTCGCCGGTCCGGGCTGGGACGTCGACGGCGAGCTCGCCGTGGGCCTGCTCGTGGACTCCGGCATGTGGCACCGGGTCGGCGGCGGCTACCGGATTCACGACTACCTCGACTACCAGCCGTCGAAGGCGCAGGTTGAAGCAGACCGCAAGCAGAAGGCCGAAGCAGGACGGCTCGGAGGCAAGCAGACGCAGCGTCGGCGAAGGGCTGAGACAAGCCCTTCCGAAGCGACTGCTTCAGCGGCCGCTCAAGCACCTGCCGAAGCGTTTGCTGAAGCGGGTGCTCAAGCAGAATTGAAGCCCGATCCCGTACCCGAACCCCTAGGTTCGGGTTCGGGATCGGAACTAGCTACCCCGGCGTCGCCGTCGCCGCCGCCGCAGCAGGAGGGCGCGTCGGCGCCGACGCCGCCGGGCGCGGTCAGGTTCGCCTGCGAGTACGTCTACGAGGGCGGCATCGCCTGCGGCCAGTCGTTCGCGACGATCGACGGGCTGCGCGCGCATCAGGACGCGCTCGATCACGGGCCGCTGGTCGAGACCCGCAGTGAGGGGGCGACGTTCTGATGGGCGGCGATCAGTGCCGCCTCTGCGGATGGGTCGCGGGCTCGAACCCGAGCAACTGCAACGAGTGCGCCGAGACGCACGACCGCGATCTGCTGACCGCCGCCTTCGACCGGCTCGACTGGCTGCGGGCCGAGTACGGGCCGGACGACCTCGACCTGCTCACCTTCGGGCCGATCGTGGAGCTCTACGACGCGCTGCTGCGAATCGAGGCGGCGTGAGTGAAGTCCGAGGAGCAACGGTTCGGGCTCGCCTGGTCGCGCTACCTGCTCGACCGGCTACACCGCAACGGCGGCGACCCGCTGGGCGAGCCCGACGCTGGGCACGGCGACTGCGACGACTGCTCGCGGGCGGTGCTCGCCCGCTGGCAGGTCGGTCGCTTCCTGACCTGCCGGGCCTGCACCGCCTCGCGGCGCCGTGCGGGCGAGGCGCTACAACGAGAGGAGGATGACCGTGAACGAGACCGAGGCACCGGCACGTCTACCGGCGGCACGTTCTGAGTTGACCGATATCGCCCGGATGGGGATGTGGCTGGCCGCGGCCGAAAGCGAGGCGCAGAACCCGGAGGCACTGGGCGCCTCGGCGGCGCTGCGGCTCGCCTTCGCCCGCGAGCTCGGCCTGCCGCTGACGGCCGCGGCCGAGTTGCACGTGATCAAGGGGCGGCTGACCCTGGGCGCGCTGCTGCTGCGGGCGCTGGCCGAGCGGCGCGGCTACCGGATCGAGAAGGTCGATGCCGGTGACGAGGCCTGCACGGCGGTCGTTTACAACGGCGACGATCGTGAGCTCGGGCGAGCGACCTACACGATCGAGCGCGCGAAGCGGGCGGGCCTGGTCAAGGACCGCGGCGGCTGGGTCAAGAACCCCGACCGGATGCTGTGGGCGCGGGCGGCGACCGAGGCGATCCGCGACTTCGCGCCCGAGGTCGCGGTCGGCCTGCTCGTGACCGAGGAGTTGGACGAGGTCGAGGGCGCCGTGGGCGAGTACGAGCCGCCGGCCGTCTACGAGCCGACGACCGACTTCACCGAGCGAGCGCAGGACGAGCAGGACTGGCAGGAGGCACAAGCCGCCGGCGAGCCCGAGACCGAACCCGCCGGGCCGGGTCCCTGGACGGACAAGCAGCGGCGCACGATCTTCGCGATCGTCGGCGAGCTCGACCGCTCCTTCCCGCCGCCCGTGGTCGAGGGCGAGCAGACGCCCGACTGGCGCGACGTGGTCGATCGCTCGGCGCGGCATCACTACAACAAGGAGCTTCGCCAGTTGACCCGGCCGGAGGCCGACGACCTGATCGTGAAGATGCGGGCACGGCTCAAGACCCTCCAGGCCGAGCGCCCCGAACCCGAACCGGAGCCCGAAACCGACCAAAACCCGACCAACAGTGACGATGACATCCCCTTTTAGGGGTTAGACTCAGGGACGTTTCGTGACACGGCAACGTTCTTTAGGAGGTTGACCCATGACCGAGGTCGTAGGGACCGGCCGCACGCCGCGTCCCGCGCACAAGGACCTACGTGCGCTCACTCGTCACTTCAAGTACGGCTATCGCTGGAAGCCGACCGGCGCCGGGCACTGGCGCTTGACCGATCGGCACGGCAACTACGTCGAGGACTCCGAGGGCAAGGTGATCACCGCCCCGGACAAGCCGAGCCCCGGCGTGGTGCGCTCCTTGCGCTCGCAGTTGCAGGAGGCGCGGGTGCTCAAGGGCACCGAGCAGCGGGAGGTGCCCGAGGAGATGCGCGAGGCCCGTACCGAGGCCTACCGGGCACTGGCGGCGCAGCGCGACGAGCGCCGGCAGCAGATCGCGAGCGAGCGCCACAAGCGACTCGCGCAGGTGCTCGCACCGATCGGGCTCGAGACTCCGGGGCTTGCCTCCGACCTGGGCTCGGTCGGCGGCGTGGTCGCCCGTGAGCAATTCAAGCGCGAGCTCTCACATGACCTGCTGACGGCGAACGCGCGCCGCGTCTTGAATGCGGCCTGGACCGAGGATCGCTACGGCGAGGTTTGGGACGCGATGCTCGATCGGCTGGAACGAGCCCCTGACGTGGTCGGCGAGTGGTTCGCGCTCGTGCGCGAGGCGAAGGGTCTGCCGGCCGACACGGTCGAGGTTCGCCTGCCGAAGGGCGCGCAGGACGACTGGCCGTTCGACGTCAAGCTGCTGCCGCTGGGGGCGCTGTTCGCCGACGAGGCCTACCAGCGCCCGATCAACTGGATCTTCGTGCGCAAGGAGTCGGCACGCTTCGATCCCTCGCTGGTCGGGACGATCGACGTCGCGCAGCGAGGGCCGTCGCAGTTCGCGATCCTCGACGGGCAGCAGCGCCGGGAGATCGTTCGCCTGGCGGGCAAGACCTCGATCTTCGCCTCGGTCTACGTCGGGCTTGACCTGGCGAGCGAGGCTCGCTTCTTCCTGCACAAGAACCGCGACCGCAAGGCCGTGCACCCGTACTACACCTACGTCGCCCGCCTGACCGCGCGCGACCCGGAGGCTCTGGCGATCGAGGCGATCGTGAAGAAGTTCGGCTACCGCATGGCGATCGGCGCCCCGCGCGAAGGCCTACCGGACAACATCGCCGCGATCGCGGCCGTCGAAGCGGCCTACCGGCGCAAGCTCCCGGACGGCTCGGAGGCGCTGACCCCGACCCTGCAAACGCTGCGCGAGGGTGCCTACGGGCGAGCCCTGGGCACGAGCGCGGCGCTGATCCACGGGCTCTCGATCCTCTACTCCGAGAACGAGAACGGGGCGATCAGCACCGAGCGAATGGTCGACGTGCTGCTCGCGATCGGACCCGAGCTCGCGGTCGGCCGTGGCCGTGACCTCGTGCGCCACTCGGGCGGGCAGTTGCAGAGGCGCATGGCCGACGTGCTCGCGGCCGAGGCCCGCAGCAGTACGAGGCGGAAGAAGACGGCGGCATGAGCAAGCCCGAGGTCGAGATCACCTGGGAAGTGCCACGCCCACATCGGATGCCCTCGATGTACGACGAGGCGCTGGGCGAGGTCAAGAAGCGGCCCGGCCAGTGGGCACGGCTGCGCTCGTTCGAGCACTCCTCCGCGGCCTACTCGGCGAGCGGCGGGCTCAAGAAGCGGCTCGATGACGATCGCTGGCAGGCGGCGGTGCGACCGCTGCCGGACGGGAGCGCGGGCTACGGCCTCTACGTTCGCTACCGCACCGACGCGCAGCTACGCGAGGAGAACGGGCGATGATCCGGCTCGAGGTCGAGAACGACGGCAGCGGTGACGTCACTCGTGGCAACTACGACGTGCACGTGACCTTGCCGTCGACTTCCGACCCGACCACGGGGATCGTCTACCGGGCTCGGGTCGAGGGCTTCGAGCGCGGCCGTGGCTGGGCGGCGCTCGTGCGCGCAGCGGTCGAGGCACTTGAGGACGTCGGGGTGAGATGACGGCCTGGCGCGTGATCGCGGCGCTGGCGGTCACGCTGCTCGTGCTGAGCGGGGTGCTCGCGGCGCTCGATGGACGTGTCCTGCTGGCCGCGATCGGACTGGGTGCAGCGGCCGGGCTCGGCTGGGCCTGGGTCGTCGCGTACCGCCGCTATCGCGAGGCCGTCGACGCGCTCGCCCGCGCACACGCGGCGCTCGATCTCGACCACGGGCACACGAGCGAGACCTGGGCCGACCGGCAGGCACGGCATGGCTGAGCTCAGTCGAGCCGAGGCCCGGCACCTGGCCGCACTGCATCGCGAGCACTTGAGCCTGGCGCTGGTGAATGAGCGGATCGTGCTCGCCGGCGGGCAAATGATCGCGCTCGCCGACGGCACACCGGCACCGCCGCCGCGCAGGACGGCGAGCGCGCGCCAGTCGTACTGCCCGCACGGCCACGGCCGGGCGATCGACTGCCCGCATTGCTCGGGCACGCGGTGACATGCGCTCGCTGCGGGCAAGAGCACAAGCGCGGCGGCTCGCTCTGCCCGCGCTGCTACATGGCCGACTACCGGGCGAGCGGGCGCGGCCGTGAGCGAGCCCGCGAAGCGAACCGGCGCTACGCGCAGAGCGAGCTCGGCAAGGAAACGCGGCGGCACTGGCTCCCGGGCTACCGGGTCCGGCGAGGAGAGTACGTCCACCCGGACGTCACGGCGCTCCGGCAAGCCTGCAAGCGACTCGAACGAGCACTGGCGCGAGCCGAGGACCGTGCGTGAGTTCGCCGGGCAGGTCAACCGCGTCGCCTCGATGCTGCTCAACGGTCGGATCGAGACCGACGTCGCGCGCACCTACGCCGCCCTGGCGCGGACGGTGGCGCAGACCGTCTCGGTCGAGGTCACCCGCTCCCGCTTCTTGAAGCGCGAGCCGATGCTTGAGTTCGAGTACCCCGACGATGAGTAGAGACGAGACGATCGTCGCCTGCGTGCTGGTCGCGAGCTCGGGCTCGGTCTACCCGGGTAGCGCCGCGAAGCTCTGTCACGACTGCCGCCGGCCGGTGTGGGTCTCGCCCGCCTCGCTGCGCGCGCTCGACCGGCTGACCGCCGTCGCCGTCTGCCTCGACTGCGCGAGCTCACGGATCGACGGCAACCCCGAGTCGAAGTTCGGGGTGCTGCCCGGCACGGCGCAGGAGTTCGATGCCTGGCTCAGGCGCCACTGAGCCGATCGGGGGTCAAGCAGGATTTACATCTGCGTAACCAGGCGGGGCTCGCGCGAAAAGTCCCTGCACCACCGGCGGAATCTGTAAAGACGCCGAGGCCGGTTTGATAAAATGGTGGTGCACCGCCCGAAAGGGCAACCCGCGAAAGGAAGGAGCAGCATGGCGCTGCTGGACAACCCGCAAGGCTGCAAGGTCGGCTGGGCGATCTACGACAACGAGGCCGAGGCGAACGCCCGCGCCGAGCTCGAGGTAGAGGCGCGCGAGCGCAAGTTCGCGCAGGGCTACGACTTCGGCTACCAGTGGCCGGGCTCGGTCAAGCACATCGCCGAGCACCCGGACCACGGATGCGACGTCTGGATCGTGGTGACGACGTGAAGGCGGCGATCGCGAAGGGCGCGCGCGTGCGCTTCACGGTCGCCAACCTCGGCCTCCTGGATCATCCGGGAGGCCGAGGGTTCGAGCCGGAGGTCGCCGGGCTCGAGGACGAGGGCGACTACCTCGGCCCGCACCCGGAGCTGGACGAGGTGGCACCTGGTCGAGGTCGAGGTCGAGGGGCGCATGCTGTACGCGCCGGTGCACGAGACGATGTTCGAGCTCGTGAGCTAGAACCGATGCGTGAAGGCCGTCCTGGTCGCCTACGAGCTCCTGAGTTTCGCCCTCGTGCCTCTCGCCCTGGCCGCGTGGGTCAGGAGTCGCGTCCTTCGCCGCCGGCGACGGCAGGCGCTACCGTCCTGGGCGCACCCGATCAGGGAGGTCGTGATGCACGAGGAGCAGGGACCGGCCGAGCCGGTCGAGCCCGCCGAGCCGGCAGAGCCTGCCGAGCCGGCAGAGCCCGAGGAGGATGAGCCCGAGGAGGGCGACTCGCAGGGCACGGGCGAGGCGCAGCCCGCCTGAGCATCACCGCCGCGGCCGGGCTCACCCGAGCCCGGCACGGCGACCGACTAGACTCGCTGCGACCGACGGGCGGCGACGGGCCGCGTGACGGCGCGCCGTGTCACGAGCGACGACCTCTGGAACGCGGGGGCTGAACCGCGCCGCCCAGGTCATCTGGCCCGATCGGGTTATCCTCCGACTTTCGGGTTGACGCCTGCCCGAAAGCCAGGCAGAGTAGACCGCGATGAGCACTACCACCCGCGAAAGGAAGGACACGATGTACGAGTTCACGTTCCGCCTCGACTTCGAGGACGGCACGCACGCGATCGAGACGGTCGCTGCCGACACGATCGGCACCGCCGCCGCGATCGTCGCCTCTCGCCCGGGCATCGAGCACGTCACCTGCCTGGGCTTCTTCGACCACGCGCCGCAGGTCGCGTTGAGCTTCTGATGAGCTACCGCGACCTGATGACCCGCGACGCCTACGGCGTCACCGAGTCGAATCCGATCAGCGCCGAGTTCGAGCGCGTCCGCGAGGAGGCCGATGAGACGGTCGACCTGACCGATCGCCGCCTGGCGAAGATCACGCGCCTGCGCCTGGTCGGTGATCGCGGCTTCCCGCTGCTCGACTTGAGCTACTGCTACGGCGAGCTCAAGGACGGCACGCCTGTGCGGGTGAGCCTGCCCGAGTTCCAGTTCCCGAAGCGGGGGCTCGAACGCGCCCTGGTCGGGATGTGCAAGTCGGCCGGCGTGTACGGCAAGGGGCTCGGCATCCTCGACCCCGACGTGATCTCGGTGCTGGTCTGATGCGATTCGAGGAGTTCAGCGATCGCGAGCTTCGCGCCGAGCGCGCGCGTCGCTGCCGCCTGCTCGACCTGGGCATGAACGGCTCGACCGCCGAGATCGAGCGCCAGGTGAAGCGGATCGCTGACGAGCTCGACCGGCGAGCCCTGCTGCGGCGCCCGGCGATCGTGGCCGCGCTCAAGGCCGAGATCGAGGCCGTCAGATCGCCGCAGCGGGCTCGCGAGGGCACGCCGTGACCCTTGAGCCCGGGCAGGTGCGCGTGAAGATCGAGAATGCCTACTCGGACGGGCACGAGTCGACGCGCCAGGTCGACCTGCCGGCACCCGCCGGCGACCTGACCGACTGGTTCGAGCTCGTCGTGCACCCCGAGACGGGTGACGGGCACGGACTCGATCGCGAGCTCGGCTCGGTCTACATCGCGACGATCATCGAGGCCGAGGACGCGAGCCTGATCGGGGAGGTCTGCGAATGGATGGACTGACCTGGGGCAAGCCGAGCGGCGAGTCGTGGATCGCCCGCGAGCGCAACGTGCGCCGTGCCGACTCGGCCGAGCGCGCCGTGCGCGCCTTCCGCGAGGCCGAGCGCGGCGAGCTCGATGAGTCGGCGCTCTACGACCTCGTCTGCAACCTCGGCCACCTGGCCGACCGGCTCAGCGCCGAGGTCGAGGAGTTCGAGCTCTCCTTCGAGCAGATGATCGAGCTCGCGGCGATGCACTACGAGGCCGAGCGCGGGCTCGGCGACGATCTCGAAGCCTGAGATGAGCGCACTCTGGCGTCTAACCCATTCGTGTTATCCGGTGACTTTCGGGTTGCGGTCGGCCCGAAAGTCAGGCAGAGTAGAGGACGTGAGCAAGACCACCCGCGAAAGGAAGGAACGCACGATGAAGGTCAGGATTTTCGGCCCGAACCTGAACGATCAGAGCAAGGGCACATTCCACGTTCACGCCGAGCACTGCGGCGACTGCGCCCACTACGGGCCGTCCGGGAAGTACGGAGGCGAGGACCCCGCCGGTTGGCGGATCGAAGCCGCGAGCGAGTTCGACGTGGTGATGGACATCTACCCGCCCGAGCAGTTCGACTACGACTCCGAGGACGAGAACGCCCGCGAGTCGTTCGTGAACGACGTGTGGTTCGCGCCCTGCGTCAACCTCCCCGAGCGCCCCGACGTCTACGCGCAGGTCGCGGCCGAGCTCGCGGCTGAGCGCCCAGAGCCGCATGACGAGGACGGCAACGAGGTCGTGCCGCACACCTACATCGCTCCCGCGACGCAGACCTACGAGTCGACGGTCGAGTACGAGGTCGACGGCGAGGAGCGCAAGCTGACGATCCTGTTCCAGGGCTCGCCGACCGACTACTACTGGAACAGCAACATCGCCCGCGACTTCTACGCCGATCGGGTCGAGCGCGAAGGCGGCAAGGTCATCCGCTACGGGACGCACGGCCCGGCGAGCGGGGTGAGCCTCTGAGCGAACCCGGCGGGCCGCGCGAGCGGCCGTCGCCTGAGCCCGATCGCCCTGCGGCGCGACCGGGCTCAGGGGACGCGAATACCCGCGCCCACACCGAAAGGAAGGAACGATGAGCACGACTGCAACGACGAAGCGCGCGCCGCTGGCGCTCGCGAAGGGCGTGAAGAACACGCTCGACGGCAGCACGATCGTCCAGGCGAAGGGAAGCGTGCAGCGCCACGTGCTCGCCGCCGGAAGCGAGACGACCCTCTGCCGGATCAACACCGCGAAGTGGTCGGCGAAGGCCGAGGTCGCCGATGACGCGACCGTCTCGTGCCCGCTCTGCGCCGATGCCCTCAAGGCCGAGGCGAAGAAGGCGAAGGACGCGGCGAAGGCCGAGGCCGAGTCGTGAGGCAGGCCGCTGGGATCATCACGGTCGCGATCGCCCTGGCGGTCGCGACCGGGGCGGCGGTAGCCCCGACGGCGCAAGCCGCTCCCCGCTGCACGCTCTACGTGCAGACGATCGACGGCCCGTACAAGGGCTGGCTCGATCGGACCTCGCGGACCTCGTGCCCGTTCGCCCGCAACGTCTTTCGCAAGGTCGTGAACGCGGTCGTACGTGCGGGCGGCTCGGGCAACGGGCCTCTGACGATCCGCGCTTACAGCCCGGTCACGCATCGCAGCTACCGGATGCGCTGCCAGGTGAACGGCGACCTCTACCGGCCGCGTGGGATCAAGGCGATCTGCCGCGGCGGGATCGGCGCCGGCGTGGCTTTCCGGGCGGTCTCGGCATGAGTCACAAGGTCGAGGTCTGGCTCAACCGCCAGGAGGACGGCGACGGCCACCTGGCGATCTTCACCCGCCGGCCGAGCGAGGATGCCTACCGGGTCGGTGACGAGCTCGAGCTCGTGCTGAGCACGACGGTCGAGGCGGGCTCGCCCGATGAAGCCCTTGAGCTCGTGTTCGCGATGACCAACCGCGGCTCGGGCATCTTCATCGGCGACGAGCAGTACCCGCAGCGATCGCTCAGCGTCGGCGACCTGGTCGTACTCGACGGGCAGCGGTTCTCGGTCGAGCGGGTCGGCTTCAAGGCCCGCCCGCTGACCGCCCTGCTGATCCCCGTCGAGGGACCCGTCGAGGAGATCGAGCTCGTGCCCGAGGACGGCTCGACGCTCAAGCAGTTGCAGGAGCTCGTCGGCGGCATGATCGAGGCCGTCCCGCTGCCGGGGTTCATCCCGAACGCGCGCGCGGCCACGAGCTACGTCAACGAGGAGGGCAAGTTCGGCCAGGAGGTCAACTGGCGGGCGACCGACTTCATGGTGCCCGGCGTCGGCCTGTTCTACGGCGACTGGATCGCCGGGCCATTCGTGCTCTGCGGCTTCGACCCCGAGCGCGGCGAGCACGACGTGCTGCCGGCCTCGGTGATCAAGCGAGCCCGGTTGATCGAGGGTGAGGCCAGGACGAGGGAGGAAACGCGATGAGCGAGCGAAGCGAGCCTCTGGACACCTGGCTCCTCGGGCCAAATCGAGAACGAGTGACCCGTGACCTTCCGCCGCACGCGATCGCGGAAGGGCTCCGGGTGCTCGTCGGCCGTGCTCCGGCCGGCGGGCTATTCGACAAGGCCGTGACCGAGCGCACGCGCTCGCACGTCGATGCTGAGACGCAGGAGCCGGTCGAGGGGACCTTCCCGCTGTTCCTGAGCCCCGGGATGGAGTACGAGGTCATCGTCAGGAGGCGACGGCCATGATCAAGTTCAAGGCCGAGGTCGAGCTCGGCAACGAGGCGATGCTCACTGCCGGCGACGTCGCCGAGGTCATGGAGAAGATCGCGGCCGACCTGCGTGACGGCGACCCCGGGCGATCGCTCGATCGCCCCGACTTCCTGACCGTCAACGTGCGCGACCGGAACGGCAACACGGTCGGCTACTGGGAGGTGCATGGACGTGAGTGAGCTCAAGCCACCGCCGGACGCCCTGGTCGACCGTGCCTTCGCAACCGGCGAGCACATCGGCGAGCCCTGGTGCGGGACGGCCTACTGCCCGGTCTGCCTGACGGGGTTGGCGGACGAGATCGCACTCGACACCGACGCCGCCGAGCAGGGTCACGACCATCCGAAGACCGACGCGATCACGGCGAGTGACATTCGACGTGCGGGCTCGATGCAGGCGCAAACGTTCCTGAGCTCGGCCGCGCTCGCGCTGCGGGCGATCCAGCGATACGACGAGGTCGCGGGCAACTCACCGCCCGACCTGCTGCATCGCTACCTGCTGATCGAGGCCGAGACGGCATTGGGCGAATTGCTCGGCCTGACCTGCACCGGCGAGCCGTCGATGTGGTCGCTGGACGATCCGAGCAAGGTCACCGGCTACGACCACAACGGTGACACCTGCCCGATCCACGAGTGGCTGGTCGAGTCCGACCAGAAGGAGGTCAGTGGATGAAGATCCTGGGACCTAAGGAGCCGACCGCAACCGAGTTCGCGGAGGTCGCTCGACGGATGAAGGCGGCGCTCGACAAGTTCTGGCCGCTCCCGCCGGGGCACCGTTGGATCATGCGTCGAGAGCGGAAGGATCGTGATGACCGCCCGGCCTGAGCCTCGAGTGAACGTGATTTGCCGGCACTGCGGGGAGGGCGACGCGGTCGCCTCGCTCGACAACTACCACGGGACCTGCGCGGGCAGGATCGAGGTCTCGCCCTCGGGTGAGCTCGGCTTCGAGCCGGGCGGCTACACGCGGATCGCCTGGGACACCTGCGAGCAACTGGGCTGGCTCTGCCTCGACTGCGGGGCGACCGAGTTGATCGTTGACGAGCAGGGGCTCAGGCGATCACTCGATGAAGCCCTGGCCGAGCTCGTGCAGGTCGAGGACGGGGAGGGCGATGATGAGTGACTCGATCGAGCCCGCCCAGGTGATCATCCGTCACCCGGACTTCGCCGACGACATCTACGTCTACGGCACGAGCCTGCGCACGATCTACATCGACCTCGGCTCCTCATTCGACGTGACGAAGCTCGGGGTCGAGGATCGCGAGCAGGTCGAGGAGTGGGCCGAGAGCCTGCGCCACGAGGTCGCCGACCTGCCGGCCGAGCACCCCGCCAGGCTCAAGGTCGAGGAAGTCATCAGCGAGACGATGGAGGAAGTCAGATGAGCGAGACACCGACGATCGGTCGCCCGCGGGCTGAGCTCACGAAGGACGAGTTCACCGAGCTCGCTCGCCTGGCCGAGCTCCTGGCCGGGTACGAGGCCGAGGCACAACGGGTGCGCACCGAGCTCGTGGCGAAGGCCCGGGCAGCGGAGAAGCGCGGGGCATCGCGACGCGCGATCGGCGAGGCGGTCGGCCTGACGAAGGAAGGGGCGCGTCACCTGCTGGGTTCGGGCAAGTAGACTGCGAGCCGCACCTTTCGCGGGTGCAACGCAGAGCGCCGCCGCAAGGCGGCGTTCGCGTTTGTCTACGCTTCCGGTCGTGGAGCCCGCTCGCCTGCTCGCCGTCCGATCCGAGCTCGGCTACACGGACGTGCCGGCGCTCGCGATGCGCGATGAGCCCGAGGCCGTCTCAGCCGAGGCCCAACACGAGCTCACCGAGCAGGCCCATCGCCGGGCCGATGCTCGCCGTCGACGGGAGTGGGAACGACTCGGTCCCCGGCTCTGGTCGGTGCTGCTCGACCTCGAGGCCGCGCTCGGCCGTGACTACGCCGGCGAGCTCCGTGCGCTCGCCCGCGATGCCGAACGTCTCGACCGACGGGTGGCGGGTCGCAGCGAGAAGGCAGCCAGGAGCTCACCCCTTCGCCGCTCCGGGCTCGCGATCCCCTGACGAGGGTAGGAGGTCGGCTCAAACCGCAAAACGCCGCTCAGGCCGTCCAGCACCCGACCGATCCCCGCCTTGTCTGTGACCGTTTCGGGCGCTACGCTCCCCGATGCAGCCCGGGCGAGCGATCCGGCCACATAGACGCCGGGGACCGCGAAGTTTGCTGTAGCCCGAGTGCGCCCTCATTTCGGGAGGTCGAGACGTTGCCAGTACGGAAGACGAAGGGCGGCGGCTATCGCTACGGCCGCACGGGGAAGGTCTACTACGGCAAGGGTGCGAAGGCGAAGGCGGCGCGCCAGGGCCGGGCGATCGAGGCCCGCCGGCACCGTGGACGCTGACGAGCAGGTCCAGCAGCAGCGCCTGCACGAGGCGATCGAGGATGCGCTCAACGAGGAGGGCGTGCTCGACGGGCTCGTGCTGGCAGGCTGGGTGATCGCCTACGAGACGGTCGCGCTCGATGACGAGGTCACCGCCCACGCCGGCACGATCTACGGGCCGCACGAGATGACCACCTGGCGCGCGCTCGGCCTGATCGAGTGGGCACGGCGCTGGTCACTTGAACCCGGGACGCGCGATGAGTAGGCGCACGCCACATCTCTGCGCCGAGCCTGGCTGCGGTGTCGTACTACTCGATGGGCCGGGGCGCTGCCCCGCTCATGGCAGTCGCTCGGGGACGCCTGGCTACGGCGGACGCTGGCGTCGACTGCGCGATCGCTACATCGCCGAGCATCCGACCTGCGAGGCCGAGGACGAGGAGGGCAGACCATGCGAAGCGCGAGCCCGCGACGTGCATCACCTGGACGGCGCCAGTCCCGGCGACGCCACCTTCTACGACTGGGCGAACCTGAGCTCGCGTTGCCTGCCCTGTCACCGGCGCGACACCGTTCGCCTGGCGAGGCAACGGGGCGGGGGACAACCCCCTCGCCCAATGAGCAAAAGGGCTGCTCGTTTCGTCATCAAGCCGGAAATCGCACCGCGACCGCCTCGCCGCCGGGTGGCGGCTAACGTCCATGCCCGCTGAGCGCGTTGCCGCCGCTGGCGACAGTCGCTGGACGACGCGGATCGTGGATCACGGCGAGGCGAGCCCGAGCGAGCTCGTCGGCAACCCGCGCAACTGGCGCCTGCACCCGCGGCACCAGTCGGACGCGCTCACCGCTGCGCTCGATCGAGTCGGCTGGGTCCAGCCGGTGATCGTCAACCGGCGCTCGGGGCACCTGATCGACGGTCACCTGCGGGTCGCGCTGGCGCTCAACCGGGACGAGCCGGTCGTGCCCGTCGACTACGTCGACCTGAGCGAGGAGGAGGAGCGGGTCGTGCTCGCGACGCTCGACCCGTTGGCCGCGCTCGCCGGCACGGACGAGGGCGCGCTCAAGGGACTGCTCGCCACGCTCGAAGGTGAGCTCGACGCCGCCCTGGCGAAGGTGATGGACGACCTGACCCGGGCCGACGGCTCGGCGGCATCGGCGCTGCCGAGCCAGGAGGAGATCGACCAGCGGGCGGCCGAGCTCGAAGCACGCTTCCAGGGTCGGCCGCACAACATGGCCGTGCTGATCTGTCCCGAGTGCGGGCACGAGTTCCAGGTCAACGTGGCCGAGCTCACCGGCAAGGGCTAACCGGTCCGGGCCGGCGGGTAGGGTCGTAGCGATGGGGCTCACTCACGACCAGATCGCCGAGTTCGTCGCTTCCGCCGGCTGGAAGTTCGCCTCCTCGATGCCGCACCTGCCGCACGAGTACGTGCTGCGCGGCAAGCCGACCGCGGGCAGGCCTGCGCTTCCGGTTGAGCAGCATGACGCCTTCGCCGCCCACATCGCCGAGCATGGCTACGAGGGGCGATTCTTCGGCCGCAGCTACCGCTACTTCGACCACGACGGCTGGAAATACTGGGTCGTGGACGACGTGATCAACCGTGAGCGCCTACCCGAGGAGGAACCGGATGCCGGTGATCAAGCCTGACGAGTACGAGCTCTCCGGTGACCAGCGAGCGTTTCCGCTCGTGTGGGTGGAGCAGTTCAGCGAGGTCGTTCCGTCGATCGACGTCTCGGACGCGATGCTCGAACGGGCCTTCGGGCCGGGCACATCGCGCAAGCTCAAGTCGTGGGGGCACTCCGGCCCGGTCGGGGTGCACTGGCTCGCGACGCGCTCGGGGACGCCGATGCACACCGACCCCGCCTACTCGCGCTACACGCACCACCTGATCCTCCGCAACGACGGCTTCCGCCTGCGCGGGCTCGAGGATCGGCCGGACTCGATCATCCTGCGACCGGGCGCGTTCTACTGTCTCGATGCCCACTCGCCGCATCAGGTCGTGGAGGACAAGCGGCTGAGCTCGCTGCGACTCGATAAGCCGGTCTACAAGCTGCAGGTCGCGTTCGACACCGACGAGCCCTGGTCGCCGGGTGATGCGATCGCGATCCTGTTCGACAAGCTCCACGACGACCCCAACGAGGGCGCCGAGGCGGCGGCGAAGACGGCACCGGCTCCGCGCTCCGGGGCGCGGCCGTGATCGAGAACCGCAGCCAGTGGACGCATTTCCTCATCTACTGGCGTCGGCCGTGAGGGACGGCCTCTACCGGGTCGTGACCCCGCACTTCGTCGCAGGCTTCGTGATCAAGGGCGGCAAGGTCAAGGCCTGTGCACCGATCCTGCGCCGGATGCTCCCCTACTGGGCGCAACGGGCTCGCTGGATCGCCGACTAAGGAGCGACCATGCCGGCCAGACCGAAGCGCCCGATCACGGGCGCGGGCCTTCGCATCTACTCGGCGCAGTCGGTCGTGGACGCGGCCTACGAGCGGATCGAGTGGATCATGCGCGAGTTCGGCCGGCAGGTGGTCGTGCGCGTCTCGGGCGGGAAGGACTCGACCGTCATCCTGGCGATCGCGCTCGCCGTCGCGCGCGAGCTCGACCTCCTGCCGCTCAAGGTCTACTGGCTCGACCAGGAGGCCGAGTGGGACTCGACGGTCGAGATCGTGCGCGAGTGGATGTACCGCGACGAGGTCGAACCGCTCTGGCTGCAAGTCCCGTTCCGCATCTTCAACGCGAGCTCGCAGTACGACCACTGGCTCAAGGCCTGGGACCCGGATGCGGCCGATCGCTGGATTCACGAGCGTGATCCGATCGCGCTGACCGAGAACGTCTACGGCACCGATCGCTTCGTCAAGTTGTTCGGCGCTTCGCTCGCCTACCACCTGGGCGAGCGGCCGGCGGCGTCGATCGCCGGCGTGCGCTGCGAGGAGTCACCGAACCGGAGGAAGGGGCTCACTCATCACACCTCCTACAAGTGGGTGACCTGGGGGAACGTCGAGGACAAGAAGCTCGGCCACTACACCTTCTACCCGATCTTCGACTGGCACTACCGCGACGTCTGGAAGTTCATCTTCGAGCGCGGGCTGCGCTACTCGACGCACTACGACACGCTCTACCGCGCGGGCATCGACGTGAGGCATATGCGCGTCTCGAACCTGCACCACGAAACGGCCGTCAATTCGCTGTTCCAGTTGCAGGAGTTCGAGCCCGACACCTACGACCGGCTCGTGGCACGCATCGGCGGGATCGACATGGCCGGGAAGCTGGGCGCGGCCGACTACTTCCCGAGCGAGCTCCCGTTCATGTTCGAGGACTGGCGCGACTACCGCGACTACCTGCTGGCCGAGCTCGTGGACGCCGAGTACCGCCCCTTCCTGGCGAAGCTGTTCAACGAGACCGATCGCAAGCTGCCGGCAAGCGTGCTCGCTGAGTCGTATCGGATCGGGGTGCGCTCGATCCTGACCTGCGACTGGGAAGGCGTGAAGTACGGCAACTGGCGCCAGAGCCCGCACATCTACCACCTGCTGCGCGACAACCGGCCGCACTGGAAGACGGTCGAGGAGGTTCCGATCCAGGCATGAGCGCACACGAGCTCGTGATCGAGAAGTTCGACCTCTCCGGCGAGCCGGTCGCGAACGTGCTCTGGGTCCCGATCGAGCAGGTCGAGGCGAACGACTACAACCCGAACCGGGTCGCCGCCAACGAGCTCCGGCTCCTCTACCACTCGATCCGCCACGACGGCTACACGCAGCCGGTCGTGACGATCTACGACGAGCCGCGCGACCTGTACGTGATCGTGGACGGCTTCCACCGCTGGCTGGTGATGAAGCGTCACTCGGACATTCGCGAGCGCACCGGCGGGCGACTGCCGATCGTGGTGATCGACAAGCCGATCGCCGAGCGCATGGCGTCGACCATCCGCCACAACCGGGCGCGCGGGAAGCACTCGGTCGCCGGGATGAGCCAGGTCGTATTCGCGATGCTTGACGAGGGCGTCAGTGACGAGCGGATTTGCGCCGAGCTGGGGCTCGAAGTCGATGAGCTCCTGCGGCTCAAGCACATCACCGGATTCGCGCGCCTATTCAAGGACGCCGAGTACGGCCAGGCCTGGGAAACGAGGCGGATGATTCAGCTACGGAAGGAGTACGAGACGCGTGACGGAAACTGAGCCCGACCGCTGCGTATC